CTGAACGAGAGCAAAGAGCTAAAAGCATTGGATGTTGCGTATCGTTCTGCAATTCAAAACCATGTTGCTGCCATTAACTTTGACCCCATGACGTGCGACGCTAAGTTGTTGCCATATTTGGCACAATGTTGGCAAGTACTCTACTGGGACGAGCATTGGAATGAGACTGAAAAACGTCGATTTGTTCGAGACGCACGAGACGTACACAAGCACATCGGTACGCATTATGCACTTAAAAAAATGTTTGAAGCTTTGGACATTGGGGCGAGAGTCGTCGAGTGGTACGAGTTCGGAGGTGAGCCATACACGTTCAATATTGACTTGTCCCTGGAAGCAAGAGAGATTACTCCAGAGATTGGAAATAGGCTACGAAAGTATGTTGAAGTTTACAAAAATGTAAGAACACAACTGAACGACATCTCTCTTGCATATTTGACAAAAACAGCCGTTTACCTTGGCTGTGGAGCAGTAACGGAAGTTAAAAGCATTTCAGAACCATTGACTGACTACAGAGTCGAGTCACGAACAAATATATTTGTTTACACAGGAGCTGTAAGCGAAATACGAAATTTATCAAAACCATTATTTGAAGGGAGTTTTTAATGAGTGAAGTAGTACATGGAAGCATTGTAACAGGTGACGGCATCAACGCTTTGTCCAATGCTCACGCGAGAAATGGGAAAGTTTTTCCTGTCACGTACAAGTTTTCAAATCAAGACTTGCAACTTGACCCAACACTACACGCGAACGACATAGTAGGCTGGCACACAGGAACAATAGACTCATACTTGCCGATTAGCGAGGGAGTTACGCAATTTACGTGTATTGCAGAACCCCACGAAGCCACAGACTATGTTCGGTTCGTTGGACTGTTTTTGGAGGACGGCACACTTTTTGCTGTGTCAAAACCACCATACCCCATTCCTCCTACCTTTAGGCAGATTGAAGATGTGCAGGTGAAGTACTCGAACGTGCAGGAGCTGATGGATTACAAGTTTATTCCTACTGATGTGACAGAACAAAACATAACAGCAATAAGTAATATGGTTACTCTAGGTAATCAGGTACTTAAAAATACGCTCAAGACAGAGTATATAAAATTAAAAGGAGTTAAATAATGAATTGGGCTTTGCTTTCTGCAAACATTGAACGTTTGCTAACAAATATCTGGGCAATAATATCTTTTTTAAGAGAATTTGCAGTAGACAACACAAAAGATGTAAGTATCACTTATATAAACGCAGATGGTAGCGAAAGTGTTAAAACATTTCCTAATATTGCTAGGATGGTAGATACTTTACGAGATGTCCCTAATTATTTCGGAGAGACGCTTTATTTAGGCTTCTATACGCATGGAGCAATAGTTAAGAAAAAGATTAGAATCAAATCTAATTATGACACAGACGACTTATCTTTTGGAATTAGAATAGAAGAGCAAGTTACAAGAGCTTTTGCTCATATATCTAACTCTATTAAACAAGTACGCTACATGGAGAGGGATGCTGGTGTACTTGGAGATGAAATCGTAAGAGAGCATGTGGAGTGGGGAGAGACAGCTATTAGTGTTGTTGCTACAAAAATTTCGAATACAGAAATCGAATACGAGATTACTTCTTTGCAAAGCTGGGCAACATATAATTTAAAAATATCTATAGTTGGATATGAAAGTTCACGTTCAACTCTAGGAACTATAAAGGAGATAACGTAATGAAAAAAAATGAAATTACTATGAGTAAATTTTACTTTAGAGTAAAAATTGATAATCCTACTTTTACAGAAGAAAAAGTAGCGACTAAAGTAGAACAATTTGAAGCAGAAGAGGCAAGACTATTTGCATATAAAAATTTAATTAAGATATGTGATGCTAAAACAATTTTGGCAAAAGCGTATATTGCAGGAGGACATATTAGCGTCGAGCAATTAGCTCGATATGAAGAAAAATATAAGATTGCTTTAGAGTTCAAAGCGAATAAAAAATATGAAACAGAGCTAAAGCTAGAGCTTGAAGCAGATTTGCAAGGGATAACTGTAAGTAAACTTGCAAATCTAATTATTAAAAAAGGAGAAGCGTACAAAGATGCACTCGTCTCGTTTAATGCAAAGATTGAAGCTTTTAGAATAGCTGTGTCTAAGATTATAGAAGATGGAGACTTAGGTAGAGCAAATAAAATTATTGAAAAAGCTGAAAAGCTTGGAGCTGGTACTACAGATGCAGATGTGAAAGAGTTGTTTGCGTAATGAATAAAATAATAAGGAGAATAGATGTCACTAAATAGAGGATTAACCACCACACGTGGTTCTGACGCACCAAAATTTTTAAAAATAAAATCGGTGTTCCCTGTAGCAATAGTACTTATTGCATCTTTGGAGGAAAAACTTTGGCAGTTTGATAGTCCAGAGAAAGCACTTAAGTACTTTACTGACAATGTTACAAAGCCTGATGGAAACTGGAAGAAATATTTAGATTTATGGGAGGGACGATTTAAGACAACTGTTCCTATTATTGTCTCTACCGTTAAGCCTTTAAAGGATGCTGCTGCTCAAAAAGCTAAAATTTTAACTGCTATAGATAATCTAAAGCAATGTAGAGCAAAATTTGACATGAAGCCCGACATCATCACCGTGCCAGACTTTCCAAAAGATATCACAGTAGCTAAGAGTATGATAGCAATAGCAACTATATTTAAGGCTCGATGCTATTATGATATAGATGCAACTGCACTTGCTGATGCAACAACTTTTAGAACAAATTTTGGTTCAGAGCGATTGAGTCTTATTAAATCGGCTCTTGGAACGTTTAACACAACAACAAAGGTGAATGAGTTCTACGATGCAGGAACGGTTGCTACCTTCTTTCGTGCAATGCTCGATGGAACAGAGCAGTATGGATGGTTCAAGTCTCTTTCAAACAGACCTGTACCGATGGACAGCATCAAGAACCCAACAGAGTTTCATGATGGATTGGATGAGACCGACCCACTGACCGAGATACAAGTTTGGGCTGTGGTGAAAAACCAAGGTATTCGCTTTTGGTCATCTGATGCAACATGTTCGGCTGATACTACTTGGAGAGATGCACTTACAGTGCGTATCGTAGACATGATGAGTGAAACAGTTAGAAGAGACCTAGCAAACTCTATAGACAAAGATTTAGCAGAGATTTCGGTTATAAAAAACTCGGTTCAAGCCTTTTCAAATGGCTTGATAGGTGCAGGGCTGTTGCTTGGTGGGTCTATCTATTTAGATGAAGCTAAAACAACAAAAGAGATGATAGCAGCAGGTGAATTTGAATTTGTATTTGATTTCCAAGAAGCACCGAAGATTAGAAGAGTGAACATTCACTTCAACCGAGTAAATAGCTACTCTTCAGTAGTTTATAAAATGTTAGAGGAGGTGTAAGATGGCTGTACGACGTAATGAAGAGATGATTGTAGACATTAACGTGTTTGTGGAGGGCTTAGGGCTGTTGGGTGTAGCTACAGAGTTTACACCAGCAAATCCAGAACTTTCAACATTAGAAAGTGAGGCGAGTCCAGCTGGAAAAATGGAGCTGGTATATGGAGCCATGGAAGCAATGGAGATGGAGTTCACGCTGGGAGAACACAATGTTGCAGTGCATAGTGCGATGGGTAAACTGAACGATGCAACCATCATCGCGAAGCAGTCAGCAAAACAGGGCAAAGATGATGTAGGTGTAGAGTGGATTCATAAAGGGTCTATTACCACCATAGAGGGCGATGCCTCAAAACGTGGAGAAAAGTCGAAGAACTCTGTAAAAATGAAAGTTCATTACTTTATGAAGCGTATCAATGGTAAGAGTGTGTGTGAGGTAGATAAAATGAATGGTGTCTGTAAGCCAGACGGAAAAACAGATGTGCTGGAGACGGCTCGTAATTTTGTGAGTAAGGGGTAATAAAGATGGGTGATAAAACAATTGTAACTTTTAGTAGAAAGTACATGCTTGGTGGTAAAGAGGTTGAGAAGATAGCTCTTAGAGAACCTCTTGTAAAAGATATGGAACTGCTGGAGGGTCATGTTGGCTCTGCAATAAGCTCTCAAAATCAGCTCATACGGGTTCTCTCTGGACTCGATACTGCAACAGATGCACAGTTTGGACTTATGGCATACAAAGATTATGTGAAAGTGCAGGATGTTTTAGAGGGTTTGACTTCATAGCAAGAGAGGAGTTTATCGAGAAGAGTGCTGTTATAGGTTTTCACCTGCATTTTTCTCTAAACGACCTCTTTTGCTTGAAAGTTTATGACTTTAATCGTTATTTTGAAATAGCATATAAATTAAACGCGAAATAAGCCCTTTTCTATTTGCTAGAGTATTCTAGCACCTACAAAACGGCTTAAAATGGATTTTAGGAGAGCATAAAGTGAAGAAAATTGGTTTAAATATTGCCATTGGAGCCAATATAGGCTCTCTTGTAAGCAAACTTGGGAAAGTAGGAAGCTCCATTGGTTCTGTTTCAAAACGTATAGAGAAACTACAGAATAGAAAGATAAAACTCATTACTGAAGATGCAACGGTCATGGCTACTTCTAAAAAGCTTGAGAGACTGGGTAAGCGTATCGACACGCTAAAAAAGAAAAAGATAGATCTACAAGCAAAACTCTCTACAGCGAAAAGTAAAAAAGAGATAGATGAGTTAAAAGCTAAAATCAATCAGACCACACAGCGTATAAAGGTTATGAATAACAATCGCTTTACCCTGCGTGACAAACTAAAGTCAGCAAAGAGCGAAGCAGAACAGACCAACTCTGCTGTAAAAAAGATAGAACGTACCGTGCAAAGAATTAACAACTTAAAGATGAAAATATCTCAAACAAAACAGAGGGGAGATAACTTTAAAAATAATATGATGGGCAATGTGGCACGAGTAGGAGCCGTAGCCATGCCCATAAAGATGGGTGTAGTGTTTGAGAGTGCTATGGCAAGAGTGAAAGCCATCACCATGGCTACAGAGGTCAAATTTAAAAAGCTAAAGTCTACAGCGTTGAAACTTGGAAGCTCTACTACTTTTACATCGACACAGGTTGCAGAGGGTATGCAGTACTTATCTATGGCAGGGTTTAAGACCAGCGAAACCATAGGAGCTATGGCAGGAGTACTCAACTTAGCCAGTGCAGGAGCTGTAGACTTGGCTACCACTTCGGATATAGCCTCAAACGTGCTAAGTGGCTTCAAGATAAAAGCAGATGACATGGGAATGGTTGCAGACGTTATGGCAAAAGCCATTACCTCGGCAAATATCGACGTAGTCAGCATGGGAGAAACCATGAAGTATGCTGCAACACCTGCTCAATCTTTGGGAGACTCTATTCAGACGGTTACAGCCCTTACAGGGAAATTAGGTGACATAGGTATAAAAGGTGGAGAAGCTGGTACGGCCCTTAGAAGTATGTACTTACGCATGGCTTCACCTCCTAAGGAGGCTCAAAAAGTTGTAGCAAAGTTGGGGCTGACACTAAAAGATAGCAAAGGAAACTTTGTTGGAATGGTTAACGTATTGGGTCAACTCCATAAAAAAACAAAAAATATGGGAAACACAGTAAAAGCTGACTACATGAAAAAGCTCTTTGGAACAGAAGCCGTTTCGGCAGCCATTGCACTTACCGATAAAGCCGATGGTACTCTAAAGAAATATACTCAAACGCTTATCGAGTCGAGTGGATTTGCACAAAAAATG